ATCCGTATTCCCCTTCTTGTCCCGCATGATGCGCGAGCGGAACATATCACAGACATTCGACCATATGACAGAAAGCGCGAACAAGGTCGTCCGGGCCCAGCCGATACGCGCCCGGCTCGCCCAGGGCATGGTCCTGTTCCCCTCAGGTGGCCTACCCTGGGTCTCGGACCTGGAAAACGAGCTTTTGGCATTCCCCGGTGGCAAATATGCGGATCAGGTGGACGCCATCGCCAGGTTCGGCCTGAAGCTCGACAGCCTCCACGGTGCGAGCAAGGCGGTTGTCGATGAGGCCGTCAGGTTCGATTCACCGGTATATATCAAAGACGTCATAAAACAGATGGCCAATGCTGCCGATAGGGAGGACTACTAGCCACGATGCGCCACTCACGCCACTCAGGGAGCAACGACTGACACGTAAGAAGTTACGTAAAAACTGCAATTAATTGTGGACATTTGCTAAAGTGTTTCGTATATTCCTCGTTGGATGCCCGTTGATCCGGGCGATGTAGCGAACCTGACGAGGAGTCGCCACAATGCACAGATTACCCCAATAGGCCACCGGTAGACGCATACGCGTCCGCTTTTGGCCTGTTTTTATTGGGGTTAGCTTCAGTCTACCTGGAGGCCAGGTGTGAATGACTCACTCGAGAGGGGCCCGGAACAGATCGCCGCGGACCTGGCAGAGAGGCTGGCCAACCGTCAGCCGGCTACCCAGATACGTCAGAGGCGAGTCTTGACCCGGCAGCAGCGCAGGCAACGCATCCGCATGGAACGCGGGCAACGGGCGGAGGCAGAAAGCATAGGGGAGCGATAGTGGCAGGTATCAGCTTTTCCAAGGCCGACGAGCGGAAATGGGCGAGCATTATCAAGATGCTCGAGGCCGATATGAAGCCCAGGGTCAAGGGGTGGTCCGAGCTGAAGGAACGGCTCGGAGTCGGATTCCAGGTCCGGGGGACACCCCGCGGCCGGCGTATGCGTATGGTGTATATCTCACGATTCTACAAAATTTTGCGTGAGGTCATAGCTACGACCGTATACCAGTATCCACATCTGTTTTTCAAGGCCGAACACGACCCGGCGGATCCTCTCGCCGGAGATGACATGGCCAAAACGACTGAGATCGTCGAAGACCTGGGCAATGACGCCCTCCAGCTCATGCGTACCCAGGCAAAAATGCGCCAGGCTGTCTTCGACGCTCTATTCTGTTACCGCGGATACCTCAAACTGGGCGTTATGCCTCCTGAGGGCTCGCTGCAGCCATCCTACATCGCCACAGATGCGATTCCCCCCAATTTTCCCTATGTCTCCCGAATCCCCGCTGAGTTTATGATGGTCGACCCACTCTGTCCCCCGGAAGATTTCGATGCCGCGGGCTATGTGGTCGAGAAGATGAGGGTGTCCGTGGATGACCTGATCGCCGATACGCTGCGATTCACCGACGGGACGGTAATGGACAAGTTGCGGGGGTTGCGGGCACAGCCTGGTGGAGCCGGCGCGGCGACGTCGATGCTGACGCCGGAGGACGACAGGACGCATACAGACCAGGAGAAAGAAACCCTCGAGGAGGCCCACAAAATTGGGAATACCAGGTGGATGTATGAGGTCCACAGCAGGCTCGACAAGGCAAGATACACGTTCCTTGACGGCATAAAAGAACCGATCGAGGCCGTTGACCATCCCATGGTCATATCTACCGCAGAGTCATTCCCGACAGCCCCTGACCCGTTCACCGGGGAGATCCTCCTGCAGCGGCCTCCGGAGGAGGCAAACCTCGAAGCCGGGGGCGGCGCCGGTATCAATGACAACAAGCGGTTCGTGATCGATTCAGGCTACCAATACCGCAGCATCGTCCTGGATACGAGCGAGAACTACTACGGCACGGCCGTCATGGAATATGAAAATCCTATCCAGGACGCCCTGATCCGGTCGGTATCAACACGTATGGAGATCCTCGAGAAATTCAAGGTCATCGCCAAAATGGCCAAGAAGGAATATGACCAAAACGCCAATTTGAAACGAAACCTCAAGGATCTGGATCACGGTGAAATCATATCCCTCGAGGACCCGAGCTCGTTGATGGGTCACGACTGGGGCCAGGTGCCCAGCGACCAGATCCGCGTAGAACGCGACCTCCTGGCGTATGAGGAGGATATGATACGAGCCAGCTCCACTACGGATTCCGATACGGCCACCGAGGCGGCCATAAACGCTACCGCTGGCCAGCAGAACGCGGCGCTCAACCAGCAGCCCGTGGAGGANGCATATATCTGGATCGGCCGGAATACCCTGAACATCCTGGCGGATCCCATCCTGGGCAGCGCGGTGAATTATGATGCGATGACCACCAAGTTCGGACAGGACAGCATCCGAGGGGCCCTGGGGGCCTGGAGGCAGCGTGGCAGGGTCAACATCAATGTTGCCGCAGGTAGTATGAACGTCCTTTATGAGCAGCTGCATCGCGACAGGACAGAGCGGATGGTCACGGCTCTGCGCGAGTCCCCGAACATCGATCACCTCGAGCTCGACAGGTATATCCTGCGGGCCAGCGGGGAGACGGCCCCAGACAAGGTTCTGAAGGCCGATGCCAATATCGATGCCGCCAAGTCGGCCGAGCTCGAGAACGCCCTCATCCTCCTGCAGGTCGTGGACCCAGGCGTTACTCCGGGCGAGGACCACAGTACGCATATACGCCTGCAGAATCCGGATGCGCTCTCCCAATATCCACAATTCGCTGATCAGGCTCCAGCACGGCAGCAGCTTATCCTGCAGATCGCCGAGAAACATGAGGCCGCGCACCACGACGCCATGGCAGAGGAATCCGGGCGTCTCGACGGCGTGGTCGCCGGGGCACCCGACGAAGGGCCATCTGACATCATAGGCCAGGTGCAGAGCAATGCACAGACGACACAGGATGTCGTCTCCAAGGAGGCCGAGGAGGCCGCCAAGCCGGGAGCCACTGGCTAGGATTAACCCAGGAGGGCCGATGGCCCTGCACGACTACAGATGCCGGCACTGCAACCACGTCCGACGGGACCTATACTATAGGCCGCAGGACGTGCCNNGGCACGTCAAATGCGATGCCTGTGGTAGGCTCAAGGCCTGCGTGCAGGTATTCACCTACGGCAATCCTGTCAAAAACACAGGGGCGATGTATAACAACATAGACCCACANCCGCAGTTCGGTTTCCCGATTACATCCTATTCGCATAAGCAGGAGCTNNTGCGGAAATATGACCTGCAGGAGATACACGACTCTGTAGGTGGCAACAGGCAGGCCTCGGCAGAGGATTGGCACGANAGCGCCCAGCCGGACCCGGACGACGCTGCCGGAGGAGTATTCTGGGGCGACGAGGACGTGAAGAGCGACGCTATCGAGGAGAAAAAACGGCACGCATACGACGTGGAGGCGATATGAACCAGGTACAGATTGTCGTCACACAGACGCAGCAACCCGACGGAACGGTGAAAACCGAGGTTTCCGGGCATCATAGCGGGGCTATATCAGCATATGTCCTGGGTGCCGGCCTCATGGTCCTAAACGACAACCTCGTCCAGGAGGAGCAGCAGAGGCTGTCCGGAGAGGACGGAATGCCGCGGGTAGAGCTGTGGACGCCAGGCGACCAGGCAGGTCCTAATTGAGGGAGGAGAAAATGGTAGACACTGTATTGAGGGAACGTATCGATGCACTCAGGGAGCAGCTACGGGTAGTGAGCTCGTTCCGCCATGTGCAGCTGGCACTCCTCGAGATGGTTGACCTCGTAGACCAGCTACGATGCACCCAGGACGACCCCATCGCACACTACGATACCGGGTCCGGGGTCACACTGGCCCCCAGGCCCGATACACTACCTGCACCAGAGGTCGAGGACGACCCGCCTGAATCGGGAGGGTTAGAACCATCAGGAAGTAAGGCCGAAGAGGACCGGGACACGCAACCCGTGGAAGCATAGACACCATTCAGAAAGGAATCAATAATGCCAGAGGAAGAGGAGGAGGCCCCCGAACTCGGCATTGGTCCGCTTGTTGAGAGCCCGGAAGACGACGCTGCCGCGGCATCAGTGCCGCGTGATTTTGCTGAAGATTCTGTTCCCTCGAATGCAAGTCCCAATGAAACGCAGAACGGTTCCGCCCCAGAGGCTTTCAATATGGCGTCCGTGGACTTCCGGCGTGTTGACCTCAACACCATCCCGGAGGGACCCGACCGTGATGTCGCTGCGAATATCCAGCAACAGATACGCGCAGCACAGCCTGAAGGCCAAGACCGCGCCCAAGAACTGGCGCGGCGCGAGGCCCAGTTAAATGAGCAGCAGGCACAACTCCTGGAGGTGCAGAGGTCGCTGGTAGAACGGCAGCCTATGACGCCCGAGGAGACGCAGGAATCCAGAGATGTCGTCACTGAGGCACTAGCAGACTCCTCGCTCAACGCGAATCAGCGCAAGGGCTTGGAGTTTATGCAGACGGCTATCAACCAGATGGAGGAACGTCTCGATTCTAAATATGCCGCAGTCCCAGATGAGGTAAACGACCTGAAGGCCCGGGTTGAGGGCGTGGAGCATACAGCCATCGACCAGGGGCAGGCAGATTTCCTCGGACAGGCGGAGACGGCCCGCAAATCCTATGGCGACGACATCGACAACTATGCTGGATTCATTAGGCTCAACCTGGGCGTCGACAACGAGAACAATCTGGTCCGCGGAACATCGCCCCAGATCAACCCGGCCACAGGGCAACCGCATACGGTACAGTCCCTATACGAGTTGGTCACAGGTAGAACACAGCAGCTCGCAACGAATATGCGAGCTGAGGATAGTGAGGTCAGGAAGGCGCAAAGGACGCTGGCGGCAGGGACACCTCCGCAGGCGCCACGAGCTCCGACCAACCCCAATATGTCAGAGTCGGAAGTCCTTGCAGAGGTGCGTGAGTTGGGTTTCGGGAGAAGCCCATGAGCGCCATAACTTCATCTGAAAAGGACTTGGTCAATGGCAGCACAGACAGAAACTGTGACATACGACCAATTATTTTCGCTCACAAATCGAACCCGGAAGGACCGAGTTAGCGATAATATTGGAAATTCTCAACCCACGCTCGATATATTCCATGCGGCTGGCCGCGTTGAAATCGCATCCGGCGGAGAGTCTATTGAAGAGCGTTTGATGTATGCCTACCAGGACGCCGAATGGATGTCCGAAAGGCAGTCGGTCAACACCGACGATAAAGATGGTGTCACCAAGGCGATCTATCCCTGGCGCTTTGCCCTGGCACCCATCAACATCGCCAAGACCGACGAACTGAAGGCGCAGGCCAGCGAAACGGCCGCGATGACCTTCGCAGAAAGCAAGACGATCCAGGCCCGCCAGGGCCTCAGGACCACCATCAACACCGCGATGTGTGGATCTCAGTCCGGCAAATCGATGCTCGGATTCCAGGATCTGGTCCGCGACGATGTCGACGTGGGCACCCTGGGAGGCAT